CTAATTATTAACAATAGATAGATGTTGTAAATACTCGTCATAGATAGCCTTTAAATCCATTTCATTCTTTTTTATACGCCTTTGTAAGGTCTTTAACTTTCTTGTTTCAAATAATTCGGCAAACAGCTTTTCTATAGCTTTATCTTTTCCTTCTACGTAGCAGACGTATTTAAAATCATTAAAGCTATATTCTCTCATGTCATAACCTCGCAGAAAACAATATCTTCTATATTAATGTCAATTATTCGTTCGTCAAAGCGCTGTAATTGAACTATGTTTCTTTCGTGATCTAAAAAGACAGGAACTACATACTTGTATCGCACATGATGATTATTCTTTAAAAACAGTACTTCTATTGACCAGTTACGCTTAAGTGCATCTACTAAAACTATTGAATGTTCTAAAATATCATCAATTAAATTATACATCTTCTTCACCTCTCGCTAACATCATACGAACAAACGTTCTTAAAATCAAGCATTAAAAAGTATTGTATTGCATAAAAATATGTGTAATAATAATCACATGAACGATTTTCGTTCATTATTTCATTCAACTATTAGCTGTTTGACATCCCGTTTTTATTTTTGAATATAACAGCAACCTCGAATAAATTTTTCGGGGTGTTTTTTCTGTTATTTGTTGACGCTTTCACAAAGACATGTTATTATATATTCAAGAACTTAATAAGTTCTAGCGCTGTTTCGGCGCGTTTTAATTACGCATTGTGCAATGTAAATTTCTATGTATTTAATTTTATTTAGCACGAAAAGAAGCTACAAATTTTAACTACTTACTGTGAAATGTAAGAAAAAAGCATCAGACTTCGGTTTGATGCTTTTTTTATTTTAAAATAAATTTAATAAAATTATTGACTACTACGAATAATCGTAGTATAATGTAAATATAGTAAACAAAACAACTAAAAAGGATGATGAAAAATGAATATTAATGACTTAATTAGAGAAATCAAAAACAAAGATTACACAGTGAAATTGAGTGGTACTGACAGCAATAGTATCACACAACTAATTATTAACGTGAATAATGATGGCAACGAGTACGGGATTAGCGAAAGCAACTTTGAGTCAATTGTTGAAAAATTCGTTTCTAATTTCGAAAACGGATGGGATGGCGCCTACGAGGATGAAGAAGAATTTTATAACGACATGCAAGCAATCATCTTGAAAAGTGAGTCGAACTAAAAAATGTCTATTAAATTATTAGATGAATTCTTAAAAAAACACAATAAAACAAGGTACCAATTAAGTAAACTGACTGGCATCTCACAAAATACATTGAATGATTATAATAAAAAAGAGTTAAACAAGTATACTGTTTCATTCCTGCGCACACTCTCGATGTGTGTAGGAATGTCTACAGTAGATGTTTTTATTGAATTAGCAGAATTAGAAAAAAATTATGATGATCTTGCAGGATTTAAACACTTGTTAGATAAGTATAAGTTGTCATTTCCAGCGCAAGAATTCGAATTATACTGCTTAATCAAAGAGTTTGAGTCCGCAAATATAGAAGTACTTCCTTTTACATTTAATCGATTCGAAAGCGAAACACATGTAGATATAGAAAAAGATGTTAAAAAAGCACTAAATAATGCGATTGCTGTGCTGAAAGAAAAAAAAGAAGAATTGTTATAAAAACCATTGACTACTACGATTATCCGTAGTATAATATGTATATAGTAATGAAACGGGAGGAATCACAGTGAATAAATTTGCATTTGAAAATGATAGATATCTAGAACGAAATGTCAAGGCAGTTGTAGAAAAAATTGCAAGGGACTTTAATTTACACTTAAAAAGTAAATACAGCAAGGATTGTGAATTCACTATAGTTGCTGATAATTCATTCGATAATATCGAAAACGGTGCTATATTTTTAGAAATTCAAAGAGAAGATGGAAAAGCGTGTCAAGATCATCACATTTACGCAGAATATGAATGTGATGAAGCTGGCAACGAATATGTTGCATTAACAGTTAAATTTTACGGTTCTAGCGCATCTAATCAAATAAACACGGTACAAGGAATAAAATCAAGTAAATATGCTTCTTGTATTGTTTCTGACACAGACAATCAATTATCTAAATCAATTCATGAATTGAATCTTAAAAAAGAGAAAGAACGGCAAGAAGCGTGGAATAAAAAAGAAGCGGAATACGCTATTAGAAAACAGGCATATGTATCTCAAAGCGAACGCGAAAAATACGAAGACATTTTCGATTTACCTTTCGATTTCTATGATTATATTGACAAAAAAGAAAGTGGATTAATCTAAAATATTATTCAGTTGAAGTTTTTTGTATCTAATCAACAAACTTTTAACTACGCATCATCGTGCAATGTAAATCAAAAAAAGAAAAGCATCAGAATTCAATTCTGGTGTTTTTTTGCATAAAAAAAGCCCTAACGGTGAGGTTAGGGGGTTAGTTTACACCATCATCTTTAGTTTATCTACTTCAAACTTAAACCTAGAATTAATCATATGGTTGATTTGTTTTGTTGTGTCAATAAATGTTAAATTACTCTTTATAAAATCAAAAGAATAATCGTTTAGTAATTTTATTAATGCTGAATTTACAAATGAAGAATTGACACTTGTAAAACCATTAAAGGACACTTCAATTTTAGTCCCAGCAGATAATGCTTTTTTAATTTCCACTCTCACCACATCGCCATCGGCATTTGAAAATGCATTTTGAGTTATATTGTTTATATATAATTTTACCATACAAATTCCTCCTCCGGATTATTCACTTTTCTAGCTAATTTTGCATCAATATTAAATTCATAGAAAGTTCCTGGATAAAACGATTTCTCTTGCGAACAAGACATATTATTGTTGCTAGCTGTAATTATACCATTATTTGAATGCAAATGTACAACACCAAGATTGTCATTAGTGATTGCTTTAATAATGTTTCCAATACCCGCGCCTCTGTTGTGGGGCTGATTTTCTGAACTAACTCCGAAATCAGTTGCCTTTTTCAATAGCTCTGAATCAGATAGTTGTGGAAATTTTTTACGCAATGACATAGGTATGCCCACTCCAAAATCTGAAACACATATTTTTATTTCTTCGGCTCTAGGGAAATATTGCGCGGATATACAAGCAGTTCCAACAGTCGAATGATCAGCTATATTATTAAAAATTTCTTCAAGAGAAATTTGTAGATAATCTAAGTCTGCCACATTGACATTTAATATCCCGCCTATCCATGGGATAAAACTATTTCTAACCCAGCTAACAGAGTCCTTATAGTTAATTAATTCTAACGGACACGTATTTCTTCTTTTCCCCAAAGGTTCTGAAATTTCAACATCCATATACTCAGAAAAAAATTCAATATCATTTAAAAATTGCATTACCTTTTTATTTTCAGAAGTTGGAGAACTGGACGTATATCTCTTAAATTTAATAGACACATCACATTTATTAAGTTGTAACCACTCAATTGTGTTGCTAAGTATTGTTAGCCCTGAGGGTTCAATAAAACTCAAGTGTTCCAAGTTAAAAATTATTTTTTTACATGTTGGAACTAAACTCTCATTTATACATTGTTTTAGTACACTGTACATTGTATCTCTATTAAATTGTGGAGGTAATATAACTTCTTTTTCTTCCAAAACACTCATCCCTTTGTTTATATTATTACAAATATACCTTAAAATAAATATTAAAACAATATAAAATTAAGCATGTGTGTACTTTATTATATAATAAATATTTTGCTAAAAAGTATCATTGCATAAAAAAGCCCCCGCAAAAGCGAGGGCAACAAACTAAATCTTTTTAACAAACTTCGTGTTAGCAGTGAGATAGTAACCAGATTTCGTCTTCAAGCGAGGTGTCCCGCCTTTAGTTTTAGCCATTCCAGTGATAGTGAAAACTGTGCCCGCTGGAAATGTTCCACCGGTTTTGTTTTTTGTTGTAAAGTCTACTGAATTGTATAAATCACATTGTACTAGTGTTTTGATTTTTTTAGGATTTTCTGTGTAGTATGTGTTTTTATTTGAGCTTGCTGGTGTGTGTGGTTTTCCTGCTTTTAACTTCGCTAATAATGTTGTGTTCTGCGTTGCTGTTCCGCTGTAATTTTTAATTCCGTAACTTGTTGCTAGTTTTTTACGATTCGCAAAGCTTGAATCCAGTTTATTTAAATTCATATAATCTACTAATCCTAAACTATTCGTGTTTGTGTTTGCGCTTGGTTTAGAAGCATTACTAGTACTAGCTCCTTTTCCAAAAGTATCAGTCCCATAACCTTTATAATTAAATTGAAGGTGTGGATTGTCTACAAATCCAGACCAATCACCGCCCCATTCAAATCCAAGGGACTTCGCTTTTGCCACAAATTTCTTGCCTTTATCTGAACGATAAGCACCCCAATCGACCGTTTTACCTTTCGCCATTACGAAATCTAGTGCTTGTCCTACTAAATGATAAGAGCGCATTGTTTGACTCGCTCCGCTGTTAACATTTGCGGCTTGTTGTTCTTTCGTTCTAATTGTTTCGTAGATTAACACTTCAATCCCGTTGCTTTCAGACCAATCTAGCAATTTTCTAGCCGCTGCTTTTGAGTTATCCGCTAATTTATTTACATTCGCTAAACTTCTACTATAATAACTTGTCATTATTTATCATCCTCTACTTTTTTATTTTTATTCAAAACTAACTCACTGTCACTTGTTCCTTGTGTCGTTGGGTCATTTACTACGCCCAGAACTCCTAGTAATAGGAATACTGAATTAACAAAATCCAATGCTTGCTTGTTGATTGTATCGACAGGTATCGTCACTCCAAACCATCCTAACAACTGCTGCACTAAAACTAAAATTAGCGGGATAACTGACACCCAGAACACTTTTGATTTCATTCTTACTTTCCAATTGACTTTCATCATTCTTCCTCCTTCTTATCTTTTTTTTCTGCTATATATTTCCAGATAGCTTTATCCTCACGTTTGAGTAACGCAATCTCTTTATCATGATTGTTTTGCTTTTCTCGTAAACTCATACGATCTTTCTTACTTTCTGACATCTCTTCACGTAAGCTATTTAAAGTTATGTCCAACGAATCAATCATGTTTCGCAAAGGAGCTATTAATGCCCACCGGATAACAAATCCCACAATCCCTGCTATAAGAGTGACTAAAGCTATCAACTCGCCTACACTCATTCCTGCTATTGAAATACTGCCTAATACCAATTTTCATCATCCCCTCATTGTCACTCCATAAAAAATAAGCCTTGC